GCATATCTGGTTGAGTATGATGATGGTAATGGAGTATGCTATGACATTGTTATCTGCAATAAAAAAGTAGATATTTTTGATCATTACTGGGATAAGTATCGTGAGGGACTTATCAGATTTACTCAGACAGAAGGAAGAGCAAATCCTAAACTTTGGGGTAGTCAGCAGCAACAATCTAAAAAGAAAAAATAGTATCAAATGATACCACTTGACAACCCTATATAAAGATGGTAGGATACTACCATCGTTCATCCCCTCGGGGACGCAAGTAAGTCGCGCAACGGTTCCGTTGATCCCATGTTAGAACTATTATTCTATACAACACTCACCTGCACTCAAACTGATGCTATCATGCTGAAGATTGAGGCAAATCCAAATCTTAGCAATCAGCTTAAGGTTGAGTTGGTTGAGACCCTTAAGGACTCTGCACCAGAATGTGAGTGGTATTGGGACGCACACGACTGAAGGAACGGCGTTTTAACAAACCCATTTCTTTAGGAGTAACTACAATGAACACACTAAACATGATTCGCAAGCAGATCAACAAAGCATCTGCCCTTCACAACGCACAGATTACTCACACCTCATATCGTGGTGTTGAATATACTACACGTTGTGTAGAATCCAAGGAAACCCATGGCACATTCTGCTATCGTGGGAAGACCTACATCAAGTGATTAACTTACTTACCAAGAGGGTTTAGACCCTCTTTTTTTGTGCCTATTTATTTTTGAGCATTTTTACGGATGCTAAAATGTTAGGAAACCCTTATAATTAGATATAGAAATGAGGACTAGTGATGTAAGAAATAACTCTTCGTTATGATGTAGTTTTATTCTATACTAAGGAGGTGTATCATGCATAATCTAATACCATTCAATCAATTACATGAGTGGAGAAATTTTGAATCATCTGTAAAACAATCACAAGAGGAACTAGAAACAATTAATGAATACTATGAATGCTTAATTGAATGTCGAGAAGGTCAGTCATTATGTAAACGTATTTGTAGGAGAATCTTAGCATAATATCATCACGGGGGGTTGCGATCCCTCTTTTTTTATGTTATAATAATTAAACCTTACCATAAATATATGGATAGAGAACGACTAAAACTCATCGTCAGGAATCTTAAGTCTTTAACCGATGCGTTAGAGAGTGAAGTTTATTCTAACGTAGAACTTTATGTTCATCCTTGGGACGAACATGTAAACAAAACAAAACCAAGAGTATTAACTTCAGAGGATGATGATGACGGATATCCAGACTGATTGGAGATACAGCGATGAACGTATGCTTCTTCGTGCTGATGTGTTTATTAAACTAAAGCATCATTTGAAGTTAAAAACAGGAAAACACTTGTATGAATTTTGTCATCATTGGGTATCTCAAGGCAATCAATCAACGGAGGGTGCTGAGAAAGCATTCCTTCAATACTTAGAGGAGGTAACCCATTGAGGTTTAAAGACACAATTAAAGTAGCAAAGAAAGCGATTAAGCTTGCGGATAAGAATCCGATGATGTATACTGATGAAGAGATCCATTACATGCGACTGCAGTTACGTGCTGCGAAGGCAGGTCTCAAGAAAAAACGTGAAATGATGAGTAAAGGATTCAAGAATGAAGCAACAACATGGGTCAGTCCGTTTAGTCTCTATAACTCCAGAAGCGGAGAAGATGATGGGGTACGTAGCGAGAGTATCGAACCCGAACAATCAGGACAATCCTAAAGTCTCTGGACTCCTTAGTTATTGTATCAAACATAATCACTGGTCTGTATTTGAACAAGCGTTCATGACACTGGAGATTGAAACGAATCGTGGAATCGCAGCTCAAATCTTGAGGCATAGATCGTTCACATTCCAGGAGTTTTCTCAACGGTATGCTGACAGTTCTATGCTGGCAGATGAGATCCCTCTGTTTGATCTTCGCCGTCAGGATACTAAGAACCGCCAGAATAGTATTGATGATGTTGATGAGTTTACCAAGCAACAACTGGAGATTGAAATCCAGAGACACTTTGCCTCTGCCATGGATCTCTACAAGACTATGCTTGATAAAGGTATTGCCAAGGAGTGTTCAAGGTTTGTATTGCCATTGGCAACTCCAACCCGCATTTACATGTCAGGCGCTGTTCGGTCATGGATGCACTATATAGATCTACGCAGTGCCCATGGTACTCAGAAGGAACACATGGACATTGCTGCTCAGTGTAAGCAAATCTTTGTGGAACAATTTCCTATTTGTGCCGAAGCATTGGAGTGGAACTGATGGCAACATACCCTGTAATCAATACTAAAACTGGTGAACAAAAGGACGTTGTTCTCAGCGTCCATGATTGGGAGCAGTGGAAGACTGACAATCCAGATTGGACAAGAGACTGGAGTGATCCATCTACTTGTCCTTCCTCTGGTGAGGTTGGTGACTGGCGAGACAAGATGAGTAAAACTCACCCTGGTTGGACAGACATCATGAAAAACAAGATTGCTCCTCAGGCAGCAGTCAAAAACAATAAAACTATTACCGACAAGTATCGTTAATCCTATGCCAGTAAGAAAGAAGACACAGAAAGGACCAGGACAAGGCATGACTTCTAAGCAGAAGAAACGCCGTAAGCCTATTGATGAGGCATACATGATTCCTGCTGAACCTCGTACTCACAACCAACAAGTGTTCTTTGATGAGTGGGACAAAGGTAAGATGATCTATGCCTATGGTGTAGCAGGTACAGGTAAGACATTCGTTGCTCTCTACAAGGCACTAAAGGATGTGTTGAATGAATACACTCCTTATGAGAAGGTATACATTGTTCGTTCCCTGGTTGCTACGAGGGAGATTGGTTTTCTTCCTGGAGACCATGAGGATAAGTCTTCTCTCTATCAGATACCATACAAGAATATGGTTCAGTCTATGTTTGAGATGCCTGATGACAATAGTTTTGAGATGCTCTATGATAATCTCAAGGCACAGGAGACTGTATCATTTTGGAGTACCAGTTTCATTCGTGGTACTACACTTGATAATTCTATCGTTATCATTGACGAGTGTCAGAACCTGAACTTCCACGAACTTGATAGTATCATCACTCGTGTTGGACAAGATAGTAAGATTGTATTCTGTGGCGATGCAGCTCAGACTGATCTTATCAAAGTGAATGAACGTTCTGGTATCCTGGATTTCCAACGCATTCTTGATAAAATGCCAGAGTTTTCCTTGATTGAATTTGGTATCGATGATATCGTTCGTTCTGGTCTTGTCAAGTCTTATCTTATTAACAAAATTAATTTGGGTCTATGAAGTTGTTTAATCATGTGGGATTAGATCCTATTGAAATGTCTGCTGAAATGGTGGATGGCAAACGTGTTTACCTCACTCCAGAAGGCAGTAAGTTTCCATCTGTCACCACCGTGATTAGTAACAACAAAGAAAAGATGGCGGGCATCGCAAGGTGGCGAGCTCGTGTGGGCGAGGAGAAAGCAAACAACATTTCTTCTCGCTCTACCAGTAGAGGAACTAAGTATCACTCTATCGCAGAAGACTATCTCAACAACGAACTGGATCTCAAAAAGTTCAGTAAGTTCCCTCTTCCAGTCCTAATGTTCCAGCATTCTCGGGATATTTTGGACCGCATAAATAACATATATTTACAGGAAGCGGCGCTCTACTCTAATCATTTGGAGATGGCAGGGCGTGTCGATTGTATCGCTGAGTTCGATGGTGTGTTGTCTATCATTGATTTCAAGACAGCAGCAGAACCCAAGCGTGAAAAATATCTTTACGATTACTTCGTTCAAGAAACCGCATACGCTTGTATGCTTCAAGAACTCTACGGGTTGTCAGTGAAACAACTCGTGACAATCGTTGCTTGTGAAAACGGAGAGACTCAAGTCAAGGTGCTTCCACCTAAGAAAGAATTCTTTATCAAACTAATGAGTTACATCGAAGAATACCAGGAACGATATGGAGAAAAAACAATTATTAGAGGATAGATTTATGACCGCTGCGAAGTTCTCGCAGGAAGTGGAGAAGATTGCACTACACAATCCCGACATGAATTATATTGATTCGGTTATCCACTATTGTGAGATCAATGAAATTGAAATAGATAGTGTAAGTAAGTTGATTAGCAAACCTCTAAAGGAAAAACTCCGTCATGAGGCACAGCAACTCAACTTCATGAAGAAAACCAGTAGAGCAAAGTTGATGTTAGTATGAGATTTTTCCATTCCGATATTGTAAGAGGTGACATCCAAGAGATGATGGAACTACAGCAGTTCTGTTTTAGATCTGCTATGAATTTTGTTCTTCTTGATGACGAGAGAAAATTAGAATACTTTGATAAACTTGAAGAACTTATTGAAAAACAAAAAACTTTTTACTTCCGTATCAAGTTGAGTGA